AATTGTTTAAGTAAACTTAAATTAATTAACCCTTCAAAGTGTGGGATATCACCGGCTTGATTATGTCTCCATAATTGACCAGCCTTAAGCGACTTAATAAAGTCAGTTAACCCAGTCCAGTCAGTGCCTCTCTCACCCTTGCTAACCTTTTGCCAATGATTCCTTAAATGGAATCCTGACTTGGCATAACAGCCGCCGCCATAGAATGGACAGGTGGTAGGACAACTGCTCTCTTCCGTTGTCGTTACTGGGATCTTGCCAACCTTTTGGTTAGAAGACTTAGCAGTAATGTGTACTTTAACCATAATAAATAATTGGCAACTCTCGTTGAGTTGCAAGGGATGTGGACGGAATCGAACCGTCCTTAAACCATTCATCTAGTAATTGATAAGCTTGTTCCTGTAAGGACTAAAGCCGTATTTTCTAACAGTTAAACGTCCAGTTTGTACGTTGTATCTATTCTCATAAACAGAGTTATTAACTAACTCTTGTACCCAAAAGCCTAAAGAAATAACATCATTAAACATAAGGTTTAAGATCTTAGTCCTTGCAACGTTTTTATATAGGTAAGTATCACCATTTTGAAAAGTGTATTGAACAGTTTTATTAAATGGATTAACCTTCACGCCATAAGATGCAGCGCATGTACTGGTACGATTAGCAATTTCAAACATAATTGTTTTTAAATAAGTGAACAATTATCCGACCTTGTATGTAATACAAAAGTGGATAAGTGGCAGTCAAGGAGTCGAACCTTGAACAAGTGCACCGGCACTGCCTTGTTTCCCGTTTGTTTTATTCCCACTCTGTCCGCTGACTCTGATGGTCACGTCTGCAGCTTATCAAGGCTACGCTGTTATGTTTTAACCTCGAACTCTGTTGGTTGACACTGAGTTATCGAGCTACTTAAGCCAGTTAACAATCGCTTGGATTGAAAGTTTGGTTGTTATGTTTTGAGAGTTGTTGTAGTTAAGTTAGTTATCTCTCTCACCCTAAAGGGAGAGATAGCTAACATAACGTAAACAACAATCTCTGTTCCTCCATTGTAGCCCAATTTGTCCCCTAGTGGAGAGATTAAATTCACCAATATTCCTCAAATCGCCAAGAAACCAGGTATAGTCTGGGATCTCAGCGAATCTTAAGAAAATCCGAAAACTTTCCCAAATCGCCGAGAACCCTGTCCACACCTGGATAGTTGGGTATTGTTTCAAAGTGTAACGCAACAGGTCGCTTGAGATTGTGATGCGATATAATCCCCGCCCGCCCGCGTGTCGCGAATGTTTAGCACGCATAACACGTGCGAATATCGCGCGATATGTACCAACTTTCGCTCAGGGAGCGAGCGAAGCGAGCAGATCCCTTGGTATGACTGGGCTGACGCTGGATAATGAATCTAGCGAGCGACTCCCTCTAACGCACGCACCCCCCCGTGGGGGTAATCGCGCCCATCCTATATCGATAATAGGTTAGAGAAATTTATGTTATTTTTTGAAGAGACCTAACCTGGTAAATAGATATACAGTAATAACAATCCAGAAGGTAATCTCAAGACCTAAACTATTCATCCTCTTTCTCAGGAAAGTAACCAATGGTATATCCATTACCGTCTTCACACTCTTCTACCACTGCTTCATAGACAGTATCAGGATGTTCAGTCATATATGTCTCTATAGCTGAATCTACAGTCTGTTTAGCTTTTAAATCTATATATCTGTTCTCTAAACCAATCAACACACCCAGTATTAAGAAGTTAAGCGGAGGGAAAGGAGTCTTCAGACTCTTATATAACTCTTTAAACGTAATAATCTTTAGTTTATGTTCCATATAGTTAAAGGCAGTGGAGAGTAGTGTTTTAAAGTAATATCATTCACGGATATTTATTAAAGGGGACGGTAGTTTTAGTACCTGTCCCCCTACAAGGGTCCACCCTTCCCCTGTATACGGAGGGGGACCCCCCTAAACCCAGTTAGGAGCATCTTTATTTGATGTCTTAAGTCTGGCTTGTTGTCTTTGTTCAACATCCATCCCAAGCACTAAATGATTAGCACTGGATTGAGGGTCATCTAGGAAACCTTGAAGTATATCGTTCCATTCTTCTTGTTTCTTTAGGTCTATCTGTGTCTGTGCTGAAATTGAGAGAGAGTCAGTAAAGTATTTAACCCCTTGAGCTAAACAGTCAATTCTGTCGTCATGTTTAACTGCAAATTTCATTCGACACATCCTACTCATTTGGTAGAAGAGCATGTAGAGAAGTCTTTGTTCTGGAGGGTGTTCTTTGTTTGAGTTATAGTCCCAATCAATAACAGACCTATCAACAATAAGGCGATGTTGGTTGAGAACAGGCTCAAGGCTATCAATGATTCTGTCTTCTTTCCGAACATTCGCTCTAACTTCATCCACAAAAATGTTCTGCTTTGTTTGTTGAAGGTGTTTTTTAAAAAGTTCACTTACTATTCCGTCTCCGAAGTTTGTCTCTACGACTAAGGTAGAAACGTTGTATTTCTTGCAACCTTTTAGTATGTCAAGCAAGGTATTGTCTGAGTACCCATCTCTATAGGCTCGCACTTCGTGAAGATAGAGAAAGCCATTCTTTTGGGAGATATAGCAAGCTGCTGTCTCATCAGATCCTCTTCCGCTGGGGTCAACCGAGCAGATTGTTTCTTGATAGGGAGTCCAATCACCTTGTAGTTGCATAGGTGAATAGAAGTAGTCTCCAGGAAGTCCAACTGTTGGAGCATCTTTGATGACATTCTTTGGGTCTGAGCACCATATGACATTATCGGGTGCTTCAGTAGGATTAACACTGGTAATAACCAAGTCAGCCATTTTAAGAGGGAACTTTTCAGAGTCACTGAGAGAAGTATCAAGCATGAACTGAAGCATAAAGTTACTTCGTCCCATAGCTGACTCCCTTTGTAGGAGATCCTCGTCATCAAACCTGTCTGGGTCTGTACAGTCTCCTGATTTTGCACCATTATCTAAGTCTTCCTGTAGTTGTGGAGCTATTAGCCCTTCATATGGAGTGATGTTTTTTGGGAATCTTGCCGGCCAAACAAATGGTCGATAATTCCGCTGTGCCAGCTTACGATAAACAGTAAAAGTAGTCTGAGGAGTCCCGAGATACATAATACGGCTATCGTCTTCCGGCGTAAGGATGGATTCAGCTTCGGTACAGAGTTGAAGTAGTTTTTCACGCATTAACTCCGTCATACTGTTTCCAGGCACCTCTATATCGTCTAAAATCATTAAGTCTGCACGACTTCCAGTTAACTGTCCAGTTATACCAACTGATTTGACTGAGGGTGCTTGGTGAGGTGAACATAAGACATCAAAGGATATACGTGACCATCTGGCATCGTCAGATTTAGGTCTTAGATGCTTTAGCCACGGTGTTTCAATAATTAGTTTCTGTAGGAAGATGGACATGTTATCTGCACGTTCTTTAGACGCAGAGATAATCATTATTTTCTTTTCCGAGTTATTAAATAGAGTCCATAGAACAAAAGCACCAGTAATCCAGCTCTTACCAACTCCCCGAAACGCCTGTATTTGTAGTCGCTTGGGACCACTCTGCAAGTAATCTGCAATTGCATATTGTGCCCTCGTAGGTTGTGGGAGATCAAGCTGGTCCCATAATGCTTGCAGAAACAGCTTGAAATCGCCCTGTAAGGCGGTTAAAGTATCATTCATGTACGTTTGTGGATAGATTATCCAAACCTTGCTCTAGACCCTTTAATTGGTCCTTTACGTTTAAATCTGGCAGCGTCAACTATTAGATTGACAATATCAAGTGGCATAGAAATTACTTCACCGATACCTGTTGCGGATGTAGCTGTAGAAATTCCAGACATCCAAGCTTGGATACCATCAAGTTTGTTTCCAGTTTGTTTATATTTATTAGCTCTTTGAGTAGTATCTATTGCTCCGAAAGCTGCACCAACTGGACCTAAAGCTAAAAGACTACCAACAGTTGCAAGCTTTGCACCTTTAACAAGTGCTTTACCTGTATTTCCAGCTTTAGCAGCTGTTGAAGCATTATCAATTAAATTAGAAATACCTGAATATTTATTAGCTTTATTAGCAGATTTCTGTATACTTCCAAAAACTTTAAACTGTTTTAATGCACTATCTAAAGAAGAAGATTTGTTTACTCTTTCTTGTATTAAATAAGCCAGTTTACGCTCATCTACACCAAGGTTTTTGCCTTGTTTCATAGATTCTTTTAATAACTTAGCTTCTTCTAAATTATCAACAACAAAACCCCCTTTATCTGGAGAGTGTGCATTCCATTCGTTTATATTTACTATTCTAGGTTTACCACTAGCAGTATCAGAAGTTATATGCCAAGGATTATCATTCATATCCGCCATTAATTCTAATTCATTTTTAATTTTCATATCCGCATCAGGTGATATGAATTGATTATGAATATCATCTGCGCCATGACCTACGTAACTACTTGTAGATTCAAAATCTTTAACTCTATTTGTATGTTCAATACCGTATTTTTCACCGGTAAACATTTCCATTAAATCTCTATCAGCTTTAAGCTGTTTAATTTTAGAAGATGAACTAGGATCTAGTCTTACTGATCTAGAAACTCTACGTTTTTGTGCTGCTGTAGTTCCTTTTGTTTTCCAATTTACTTGTATTGGTGCACCTTTTTTATGTTTAGTTTTAAGTGCTTTAGGTATTTCAAATTCTTTTCTATAATCAGCTAAAGTTTTACCTTTAGGTTTATTTTCTGTAAGCCACTCAGCAGCATGTTTCATCAACTCGGTATCATTTTCGACACCAGTCGTTCCATAATTTGACATTAAAAAAGCCCCTTTCGGGGCGGTAAATATTTATGCAGCGATGTGGTCGCTTATCGTTTGTTCTCTAATTGGTCGATGTCCAAATCTGTCTCTCATCCAAGAGAGCCAGTTTCTACTACCTTTATCCTGATTGCACTTTCTACAGGCACATACAACATTAGTTGTAAGATTTTGCCCACCTCTGCTACGAGGTTTAACGTGATCGAGTGTAAGTTCTTTAAATTCATAAGTTTCTCCGCAATAAACACATGTACATTTGAAGTGCTCTTTAACGGCTCTTCTCCAGAGCCTTTTAGAATCTGAACTTGTCATGGTTATTAAATTGTGTAAGTAATGTTTTGGACTAGGTAGTAGAGGGGTCATTTACGTATTTTGAGTCTGCTTTTTCGGCTTCGGTTTTTAGATGGACTTTGGAGAGTCGCATCTTTTGGGTTTTTACTGTTTTGTTTCCCTGGCTTGTGGGCAACATCTTTTCCGTCACCATTGCCATAAGTACCTTTGGCTCGATTAATAGCATTCGCATTGACACGTAGTGCTACCCCCTTTTTTGTTTTGTTATATGCTTTTTGGGAAGCTTTAAGATTGCCGTTGGCATATCTAGCTCCGTTGGACTTTGCCATAGAGTCTTCTCTTTACTAAGTCTGGATCTATTTCCGGCAAAACATTTGCCAGTTTGTGTAATGGGTTGCCATCGTATGCAACACCTGAAATATCGTTTGATTTCAGCCAATCACAGGCTGCTTTTAAGTCTTGAGTTGTAGCGTCTCCGCTTTTGACTCTAGATAAAAATTCTTTTGTGACTAACTGGTGGAGTTCGTTAAATTGCTCTTCAGTTGCCTTTTTCATTGTTTTTCGTAAAAAAAGCCCTCTCAGAATCGCCTACAAGGGCAATGAAAAAAGGGCTGGTTATATTTGTACCTGTAGTTTTAGGTTTTTTTCTTCTTAGGAAAGCCAGCTTGCATATTCTTATAAGCTTTGGCTGTAACTGTACTTTTAGACTTAGGTCTGCTAGTACCAGCTTTTTTTCTCTTATTGATGTTTGCGTATAAACCTTGTTTTGCCAT